GTTTCTTTTTTTTTTGAGGAATCTCTGGCTATTTTATTGTTTATATAACCTATATCCTTCCTTAACTTATCAATTTCATCCATTAAAATTTGCTGGTCTTCTCTTATACGATGTAATTGGAATTCATCGTGTTTCATATGTTCTGAAATATCTCGTATATGTTTTGACAATATGTTAAGTGCTGATTTTTGGTCTTTCTTTTCTTCTAAAATTGTACTCCCTATATTTTCATAATCAGATACAATACTTGATAAATATGGGTTATTAGTTGCCAATTCTTTTACTTCTCGATTTTTATCATAAATATCTCTGCGTTTTTTATCCAGTAAGCATTTCATATCATATAGATTCAAATCTTTACCAGAAGTACTTGTTGCATATGAACCATTTGTTTTATATGATACATTACATTCGTCTGCAGGTTCACTATCGCTACCACTTGATGAGTTATGTGAATCAGGATAGTCGGGAGAATCAGGATAAATATGTAAATTTGGATATTCGTATTTTTGGCTTAATACCGATGGTCTCATAAATGCATTCAAATCTTCATATGTAGGTTCATCCTTTTGCTCGGATTGTTTAGTTAATATTCTAGATTTGGATTGTTTTACCATTTATAGATATATAGATTATTTATTCCTATTTATATTTATTCATATTTATTCATATTTATTATTATACAATTACAAATATGATATAATAACATCTAAATTAAGCACCACCGGTACCTCCAGATTTTATACATTTTATTATACGCCTAATATTAAATATAACTTCTAATATCGTATATACTAAAGCATAGAGTAATCCGTGAACAGCCGACACAGCAAGTTGAGTACCATTTTTTGGAAGAGTAAAAAAGAAACCTGGTATAAAAAGTATAAAGACGATTACAAATATTACGTGTTTTACAATTGTGACAATACCACTAAGAGACGGCATTTTTATTAACTGTTACTATTATAAATTATATTTCTAATTATATATTGTATATAATAAAAAACAATTACTACTATTTTTTATTGTATTCATTGGATTCATTATATTCATTATATTCGTTGGATTCATCCCTTGGTTGCCATACTTATACCATATTTCATTATTTGAGGCAGGACTTTAAATAATATAAACCATATTATATAATAAATTATTGATATAAATATACCAGGTATAATTTTATGTTTCAGCGTTTCCCAAGTAGACATTATTTGTATTCTTGTTTTAGTTATAGATGCATTAATTTGGTTTACAATAGCTGAATTACTACCACCATTTGATTTACTATTCTCTTTATCTTTCAATTGTTGTAATTTTTTCTGTAAAGGTGTTAACAGTTTGGTTTTTTCTTTTTCTATCATATTAGGTATAGTCTTTGTTATTAGTTTATTAATTCCTGAAAAAATAGAACCGCCTTGGGCCTTTCTTATAGGAGCCGGCAACATTCCTAAAAATTTATTATACATTTTTTTAGGAAAATCTATTACAAATTTTGTCATTGTAGATACGATATTGTGATATGGAACAAAACCAAAAACTAAAAAGTAGATAAGAAATGTGAACAAAAATCCTACAAAAAATTCCATAGATAGTTCATATCCACACGGTATACCTCCAGCCATCATACTTGCCAACTTTCCTCCACTATGCCCACCGCCTTCTGCCGCTGCTCCTGGCGCTGGCTCTGGCGTGGTGTGTGCTCCTCCTTCTGCTGCTGGCGCCGGTGCTGGTGCCGGTGCCGGTGCTGGTGCTGGTGCTGGTGCTGGTGCTGGTGCCGGTGCTGTCATATAATGATTGAGTTATTTTTAAAGTAGTATTAATATTTATAATATTTATAATATATTATTATATAAGTATATTAATTTATTTGCATAATAGTATATTCATAAATATTAGAAAATATTAGAAAATATTAGAAAATATTGGTAATTATAAAATATAAAAATATAGAAATATTTTTATATTGTCATATACATATTTAGAATGTCTGTAAAACAAACTGTCGCCTCCACTAGTAAACCGTCAGAACCGCTACTAACTGAAAATGATTCCCGCTACGTAATGTTTCCTATCCAAGATAATGATATATGGAAAATGTATAAAAAACAGGTGGATTGTTTCTGGCGTGCGGAAGAAATCGACTTATCTAAAGATATTGTACAATGGAACAGTGAAACACTAAACGACAATGAACGCTACTTTATTTCAATGATTCTCGCTTTTTTCGCAGCAAGTGATGGTATTGTTACCGAAAACCTCGCCGTCAGATTTATGAGCGATGTTCAGCTTGCAGAGGCGCGGGCATTTTACGGATTTCAAATCGCAATGGAAAATATTCATAACGAAGTATATAGTCTTCTAATCGACTCCTTAATTAAAAGCGAAGAACAAAAAAGTAAACTGTTTGCTGGTATAAATAATTTCCCGTGTATCAAAAAAAAATCTGATTGGGCGCTTCGATGGATAAATGATAAGCGCAGTTCATTTTATACACGCCTTATCGCTTTTGCGTGTATTGAGGGTATATTTTTTTCAGGTGCATTTTGTTCAATATATTGGTTAAAGAAGCGCGGATTGATGCCAGGGCTCACATTTAGCAATGAACTTATATCCCGCGATGAAGCGCTTCATACAGAGTTTGCCATTTTACTGTATAACAAAACGCAAAAAAGATATTCAAAACAGAAAGTTCACGAGATAATAAAAGAGGCAGTAGAAATAGAGAAAGAATTCATATGCGAAGCATTGCCGTGTAGACTCATCGGAATGAATTCCAAACTTATGTCTCAATATATTGAATTCATCGCGGATCGATTGTCGTTGCAATTAGGGTACGAAAAAATTTATAATTCAATAAATCCGTTTGATTTTATGGAGATGATTAGCGTCGAGGGTAAAACAAATTTCTTCGAAAAGCGTGTAAGTGAATATGCCATGTCCGAAAAGACAAAGACGGATAATATATTCGACCTCAGCGCTTCATTTTGAAAGACCACCCATCCCCATTCTACCAATAACGTGACCGTGAGATGCTGGACGATGTATATTAGTATATCTAGCGTGTGGCTGTAGTTGCGGATGCGGTTGCGGATGCGGTTGCGGTTGCGGATGTGGATGCGGATGGAGTTGCGGCCTCACCTGATTTGCAAATTGGCCAGGCATTCGCACCTCATTCATTTTGCGCTGTAGTAAATTTTTAACATCTTCTTTTTCAAGACGTATTTTCGTTTCAACAACGATATTCTGTTCTTCAAATCGCAATGTTCTAGGGTCTCTAGTTGTGTCGAAATGATATACATTAATATATTCATCTTTAAATTCGTAATTAAGATTTCGTATGGTAACCAACCCATCCATTGTCGACATATTTACAACAGTAGCGGCCTCTTTTCTGCATATAAGCCTTTTAATACCATCACACAACTGTAAAATATTCTTGTCTAGAATATTAAAAAAACACGACCTATCTATTTCTAAACCGGCTTGTTGGACACGTTTTTGCATATAGTTATCTTCGCCACCCCACGACCAAAAATTGGGGAAACCGTTTGTTCGTTCATAATCATCACCTTTTATTGAAAAAATACCGCCAAGTGCAAATTTAAAACCGTAAAAATGTTTTACTACTCCTTGTGTCGTTTCATAGTTAATTATATTTTTACTATAAGGTACAGTATCAATATCATTAAATACAAAAGAAATGTTTCTATAATGGTCAGGATATTTATATTTAATTGCTAAAAACCCGATATTTTTCATTGCACCGCGATTAAAAGGCAACGTATTTTTTTGTTCTACATAATATATTTCATAGTCCGTTTTTGGAATATCTTCTAAAACGTGTTTCATATATACACTGAAAAATACCTTATGTTCTGCTCTATCTCTATAAGGAATAATAAACACGATTTTTGGTACTGCAAGCGATAGAGTCGATGGAGGCAATGTTAGTAATTCGTGGTCAGTATTATTATCTTCAACAACCAGTACAACAGATACGTCTGGTACAACAGGTACATCTGATACAACGTCCACATTGGATGTGTTAAGTCTAATATGGTCATTTATCTCGGAAACTTCTGGTTTCGATTCAATTAAAGATGGCATAATATTTTCTTTTTTCATTTTCAAGGATAATGTTTGCTTAGTCATTGTGTGCGTAGTATTATTAATAGTATTAAAATAATATTTATAATACTCTAAAATAATCTATAATAATCTATAATTTTATAATTTTAACTTTTAGGCGAATACTTATCTAAAATAACCCGTGGAATAAGATTCTCTTTTATACTTTCCAATTTTTTGTAACACTTATTTATCGTAACTTCGCTTGTTTCGCTGATTTTATTCACATCTTTTTTTGATATATTCAATCCGCATATTTGCGAAACAAAGTATATTATTCCCGCTGCAATAGAATGAGGAGTATTTTCCGGTATTAAATTATTTTTTTCAATGCGCAGAGCAATAAACTGACACAATTTTGTCAACTCCGTATTTACACTTAACCTTGTACAAAACCGTTCAATAAATGCCTCCGGTCTCGTCTTACAGAAGCTCGTCTTATCCGAATTATCCATATCATTTTCAATCTCGTTAATAATACATACGGCATTCTTACATCCTTTCGTAGCACTAGTATTGTCCAGATTAAATATTGTTGCAATCTCCTTGGCGGTTCGTGGACAATCGTGTATTCTGAAAGCGATATATACCGAAGCAGCAATAATACCGTCGCGATTAGAACCGCGAAATGTCTGGTGCTCTGATATTTTCTTGTGACATCGAAGTGCTTCATCAATAATAATCTTCGGAATACCGGCATTGTTAGCAATAATCGTAATATGCTGAAATTCATTATATTGCGTCTTTTCTTTATGCGGGGATGACTGCCATTCGGTATATCTCCGTATTTTTCTCATTTCATAGGATGAAACACCGTCGCACAGTATTTTACAACCAAATGACGATTCGACGAGTAGAGGATTTATTGGCAGACCGCATCGTGTAGGATCGCTCATTTGATTGTCGTCTACACCGTAGTATCTCCATTCGGCCGATTGGTCTACTACATCTGTATAAATAATGCTACATTTAGGATTCGTACATACGAGAAATCCTTCATCAGATAACGATACTGCTGAACTACACGTGTCGCATACCTCGCGTTGTCCTGCGGTTCTATAAATACACTCTATACTTTCCTTATCACGCGCTGCCTTTTGAATACCTGTGCGCGAGTCATTATATAATCGAAATGATTCGTTTATTTTTTCCCACAAATCTGCTTTGTTATTACTATTATTGATTATTTTATTTTTATATGTCTTATGTGTTATTGGTATTCGTGATAAAGATGGTTCAGGCATTTTGAGTTATTACTACTTAAATGTTGCGAAGTTGCGAAGTTGCTTAAGTGTTTAAACGGGATTGAAATATTCTGGTTTGTTTTAAACTATATTATTTATTTTTATTTCAATTTTATTTGTATTATAATTCGCATTTCATAATTGTCATAGTTTCTTAATAATAATCAACATCAAAATGAAATACCGAATAATGAAATACGGAATAATGAAATATAATACAATTAAAATTTATCAATAATATATCAAGTAATAATATATCTAAAATAATATATTATTAATAACATTATAAAATGGGTAATAGTTCAAGTACATTAGAAAGCAAATCATCGTTGAAGCATACGACTTCAACTAGTCGAGATAGTCAAGATATAAAGAATCTTGCTGAATCAAATTCGAAATTTCTTTCTAAATTAAATGATATTGCTACAAACTATATTTTAGGTCAAAATTTTCAGGATATGATTCGTCTTACAAATTCTAAATATTGTGACGATTTAGTAATTATAACATCTAAACTTTTAAAAAAATCGTATTCAAATCAAGAAATACATTATGCTTATCAAAAAATATTCAACAAAGGTGTAGGTACCGGATTAGGTATCGGACAAGATATAAATAAAGATTCGGTATTTGTAAATAAGCGTGATGCAGTATTAGGTGGTAGTATGAGTACCGAACAAAAAAAGAAGATGTGCGTTGATATTGCGAAATATTATGTTAAAATTGCGCATTTATTTGCTGCTATTATGACGACACTTAATCCGGTGTTTTCGTGGAGATCATCGGCGTCTTCATCGCGTGCATTATTGAGACCACATGTTGCTGAAGAAGAGAAGAAAGAAGATAAGAAAGAAGAAATTAAATTCACTGCTACACTTGAAGAAAAGCATTATATATCGGAAATGGCACAAGATATTAAAGTAGAGGATTTGAATTTCTGTAATTCGCGTATATCTGATTTAATGGATATGGAAGAGTTAACTGACTTAATGGACGGTAAGAATGTTATTCCCGGTGGGGTGGAAAAGGTGTCTACTATAAAAATAAAAACAAATTTATGTTCTGGTAATTTGAATAATAACAATGAGGGATATTCGCGCAAAAAAACAGTATATGATTTGCCCGGATTTGCCGAGTTAAGTCGTCTATATTATGATGGATATAATTCGAGTAAGGGGCGTTTTGACAGGATGTCAGCTGCAAACGAAGAAGAGAAGAAGAGGAATGTTGCTTTATTGTATACACTTTTTACAGGTGATAAAAATCCGCCTAAAGATATTAAAAGTTTCAAGGATATACCCCTTCATTCATTTTCGGAAGATGTAGAATGCGATAATATGGATTCTATTTTTAATAAAACATATATGGGTACGACAAAAGATAAATTATTCGTGGATTATGTAGATATGGTGAAGAAGATGATATTTGTCTCGAATATGATAAGGAATTCATTATTGGAAATAATAGACAAAATATTTATACGCAATGATACTGGCGCTGATACCGGGGCTGATGCTGGGGCTGATGCTGGGGCTGATACCGTGAAAGAGAAATATGTAATCGACCATACTCTAACATATGAAGCGTTGGATATATTGATAGTAGAGGCAAGAAAAATAATTCTAAAATTGTATATTTCTTGCGAGAGAGATTTTATGAATACCTTGAAAATATTTCAGGCAATAATCGAAACACAAATACTTGAGACAAGTAAACGACAAATAAAGGAACTTGAGAAGAGTATTGAGGCAGAGTATGCAGCGTAGGCGATAAGTTACATACTAACATAGTACTGTCTAAATATCTTTAAATAGTTTTGCGAATATTATGTGATACATTATTGCAGTATCACATAAATTTTACCTTATGATGTGGTTGGAATGAACCGATTATTTAACGACGTCTAGAGTGACGCTTGGTTTTGCAGTGACGGCGACGGCGGTGGTGACGACGTCTACGGCCACCTTCCATTCCCATGCCCTCGGACTGACCCATCATCATTCCACCGGTCTGTCCGAGAGCCTGAGCGTCGCTAGCTGCCTGTTTAAGGCTAGATGCTGCGGCACGAGCGGCGCTAGCAGCCCTTCTAGCAGAGCGTTTAAGAGTTGCACGAGCTGCACGAGCCCTTCTTCTGTGTACAGAGTGTCTTTTTGCCATTTTATATAATATATACATATAAAAAAATTTAATAAATATGAAAAGAATTAATAAATATTAAATAAATCATATAATTACAATAATAACAATAACAATAAAAATATTAATTTCTAAATGTAATTAATATTTATATATTTCTAAATGTCTAAATGTCTAAATGTATAAATGTAATTAATACTTCTAAATGTAATTAATACTTCTAAATGTAATTAATACTTCTAAATGTAATTAATACTTCTAAATGTAATTAATACTTCT